TCTCACCTAGAAAACCCACTATGTTTCCAGCACCTGAAGTTATACTATTGTTTAAAGTTCCCATTTGATCTGCTTTGATCTGCGCTTCGTTTAACATACTTTCTGTTATTTCTACTTCTGTGATCATAAATCGTTTTCTTCTCCTTGTTTCATTATGTCTTGTATTTCCCCTTCGATTTCTTCCAAAGCACGAAAACGGCCCATCATTTTTGCATAGTCCGTAGATTCTTCTACCGTACCCTGCATAACGTAGTCCGTTGTTTGCTGTTTTTTGTTGCGTATAATACGCAAAAGCTTTTCGCTTAAATATAATCCGTCCATTATTTCTTTATAAGTTAGATCTAATCGTTCTGTATTTTTCTAATATATCTGCTATCCCAGAATTTGCAACATCATTGTGCCCAATAATCATCATGCCACCACCCATTTTATTTTCTCTATCCATTAACGCAATATTACCTAAATCGTAAGAACCACTTTGAGCCATTTCACTTATTCTTTGCATAGCCTCTTCTTGTGTCATGCCCATTTCCATTAGACGATTAAGGACAGCACTTCCTTTAGAACTTAAACCAAACTCTTCCACAATTATATGCCCCCAAACGTATCACTTAGATTTTTAGTGATCTTCTCTGCTTTGTCCAACACTTTTTGTTCTGATTCGTTTTCTAATTTTTCTATCGCAATAGCAGAGCGAAGAGCGATAGCATCTTTTTGTTGATCAATTTTTTCTTTGTCAGTTTGTTCTCGTGCTTCAGCTTTGTCTTTTTCTAGTGCAAGTTTAGCTCGAGCTTCTTTTTCTTTACGTTCGTTTTCTTCACTTCGAATGTCTAATTCTTTTTGTTTTAGTTCAACAAGTGGGTCCTCTTGATTCACATTTAACATTTCATCCATATCTTCAATGTACTCAGCTATTAACTGAGATTGACGAACCGCAACTAGGTTTTGCATTTCTGCCATAGCCTGCTGTTGTATTTGTTGCATCTCTTCTGGAGATGATCCTTGAGCTTGCTGCATTTGTTCCTGCATTGATTCTTGCATTGATTCCTGTATATCTTCTTGGGCTAGCAATGAGATATGTTGCATAATATGTGCCTGTATGTTTGACATAACTTGTGGGTTCGTTTTTGTAATTGCACTACCGAGCAGTACTATATGGGAAGCAATATGTGCTTGATGATTTTGTCCCGGAAATGCTTGTGCTGTCATGCCTGCGGTTAACTCTGCGTTCTCTAGCGCAGGGTCTTTTGGTTGAGGTTGAGGTGGAGGTGGCATCAAAGCCTCAATGTTTTGTACGCCCATAGCTTCATACATTCTTCTGTATGCTTCAGGTAAGCTGTGCATCTGTGGCGCAGCTTGCGCTAGTTGTAATTGTTGTTGTGCCAAAGTCACACGTTGTGTTACTGAAAAAATGTTTGGGTCAGATACAGGTATTACATCAATACGTCCATCAAAATCTTGAGACATAATTGTTTGTTCCGCACCTACAATTTGATAAGGATAGTTCTGAGGTAATGTTGCTGCAAATAATTTTGCTAACAACTTAAATTCTTTTCCTTGAGCAGAATGCATTCTTTTGTGAATTGCAGACATAACTTTCATGCCTCTCTCAAGAAGAGCCATAGTTGTACCAACAGGGTTTACTTCGTTACCTTCACCGAGTTTCATGTCAGCAACAGCAGCAAATGATTTACCGCTTTCAATTACAAAACCTAATAGCTGATACAATGTGCCAGACGGCTCTTTGTATGGTAGTGGTACAAGCGATCCTGCAATGTCCCCCGCTGGAGCATCAACGTCTCTAAATTCTCCGGGAACTAGAGGTTGATCATCATCGCGGATACGTAAGCCTCTTGCTTTGAAACCAGAGGGTAAGTTTGCGAGTGTGCCGGCGTCAATAAGTTGTCGTAATATAGAGGTTGCAGACTTTGATAAACCACCAAGCATGTGAATAAGACCAAAACCATAAAAGCCAAGGCCGGGTAAAAATTTGTAGTGCACAAAATATTGTTTTTTGTTTTTAAATTTATCTGCTTCATTCCAGTTTCTACGTATTGACAGTACAGTTGATGAACTCTCATCAATAGTTACAATATAAGGTAAACTGATACCACTTTCTTCGCCTGCCTCATTGGCATCTTCGTATCCGGGCAAATCTAAATCAGTGTGTATTTCTAAAATTGTATGTATGTCATCTTTTGTATAAATTCTTTTCTTACCATCAAGAGAATCAATTTTTTCTTTTACTGCATCTGTGTCTGGATCACCCGGCTCATCTAATTCAATATCTCTATAGAAACCTGTTGCTTGATATTTACGCACGTCGTTTGCTGACATCTTAACAACATGAGTAATTCGCATACATGTCATTAGATCTGTAGAATCGTAAGGAACAACTAAATCTTGAGATGATACAAATTTGGAAACGGGTCTACCTAGTTTTTCATCAAAGTAAATTTTACGAAACGCCGAACCTGACAATGGAAGATGAAATAACATTTGATCAAGTTCGGGCTCATACTCCTCCATGACATGGGAAAGCTGGTAATTCATATATTCTTTTACACGTTTTGATTGTGCTTCGACTTGTGGATTGGTTGCACCCATGATTTGAGTTTTTACAGGGCCACCTGATGGAAATAATTCTTTGTATGATTGCGCTTGAAACTGTGTTACTGATTCTGCAAGTAGTGGGTGTGTTACACCAGACGCACCGGGAAACGGATCGCTTCGATCTTCATACGACATACCTAATAAGCCTAAACCTTCTGCATAGGTGGACGCCCATTCTGCTCTAGAATCATCATCTGCTTCATACGCTTCCATCAAATCATCTGATATTGAAGCTAAATCAGACTCATCCATAAATTCAGCTAAATTAGAGATGTGCTCTTCTTCTACGGGAGCATCAGGACCAAAATTAATTGTAGCACCTCCATCTTCATCTAATTCAGTTTCATCATTTAATAATTCAACATCTTCGGGTAAAACATTTTCTGCTTCTAAATTAAACTTCATTTGTTCATTTAAAGGCATATCTTTTTCTATTGGCATATTTTTTTCCTATATAAACTGTTGTATTTCTTCTGGAGTGTAAAACTCTAAAAGATCATTAATGCTATACATTGCTCCATCGTCACCTTCAATCATTTTGTCGTCCATTTTACCCATATATTCGTAACCTATTTTATCGAGAACTACTTCGCTTGCATTTACTTCTGTTGGTTCAAATAGAGCCATCATAGCTCCCGCAGGAGAGGCTTTTGCTAACTTGTATACTGCGCCTAAAGCTCCGAGCCCCATTGCACTATCCTTTAGTTTATTTGATGCCATTGGTTTAGCTACGTTTGCAAGACCAGAAACAACTCCTGCACCAGCATATCCTATACGTCCACCATCGGCCTCTAGTACTCGACCTGTAATCTGAAATATCTCAGCATCGATGTGAGAAAAATCTTCACCTATTTCTTTTAAATAACGTTTCTCATTTAACAGTTCTGATATTCTATTTTCCCCGGGCATCTTCTAGCTCTCTGTTAAATTAATTTATTTTCTACTTGTCTTAAAACTTCTTTATTAAATTGTGATAAATTCATACCTGCATTGTGCAAGAATCCTTTTGCAATTCCATCTCCATTATAATCAGCAAATTCAATGTCGTTAATCCATATTCGTCTATCACTAGTATCTAAAGAATAAACAACAGGAATTTTATCTATTTTAACGGAGATAGGGCTGTCCTGTACCATTATAAAATTACCATCTTCTTTAACATAGTGACTTCCTGCAACTGTTACACCTTTATAGTCGTGTATTTCATCGGATGCTTTAAATTGGAATACTCCAGTGACTTCTCCGCCTTTAGTTTGATCTCCAAGTTTCACATCTTTTATTTTCTTTTCAGATCCATCTATCATTTGTACAAGGGTATCAGGATCAAAACAGAAACCTCCACCAGTTATTCCTCCGCCGCCTCCGGGTCGACCCATAGGAGGATCAGGTCTTCCACCCGGTCTTCCGGGTGCAGGAGAAGATCCGCCGCCTCCGCCGCCTCCGCCT